GGGGCGATGGCAGCCTCTTCCGGCTCCTCTTGCAGTCGGATGTTTGGTGACAGGCCGGACATGCTGATCCCTCAAGGTAATGGCTGCCCCCGACCATATCAGAGGCAGCCACCCTTGTCATGTAGGTCTATTACTGGACCGCCTAGCCGTACCGGGCCAGACCATGCCTTACCTAACCGAAACCGACCTAAACCGCCGTACCACGGCATACCAGTCCCCGCCGTACCTCAACCGACCTTGACCGCCTTGCCGCGCCGCGCCCCGCCATACCAGACCTAGCCGTACCGCACCCAGACCGCCTTGCCTTGCCGAACCATGCCATACCGAACCAGACCATACACAACCCGACCCTGACCGCCGTACCTTGACCGTGCCAGCCCTAAGCGGACTTGGCTTTTTCAGCGTGCGCTGCGATGGCCTCGATGACCTGCAGGTCGTAATCCGAAAAGACGCTGGCGTAGCGATCCAGCCAGCTGCGCTGCGAACGTGCGCCCTGCCGCTGAAGCTCCGCGACGTGTTCCGCGTCCTCCGGATCGAACCTCTCGTAGCCGCCACCGGCGCGGCGACCCGCCATTGGCGAGACGTAGGCCGGGTACTCATGCGTGATGATCTGCACCACGTTGGCTTCGGTGACTGTGCTGACATTGGAAACAATCCGCAGCCCGCTGGCCATCTGACGCGCAAGACCAATCCGGTACTCCCGCGCCGCAGCCTCGTCGTCCTTGGCGAAGAACCACGAATATGCCTGATGGTCAGGCCTCTCTGACAGCCAGTCAACGAACCCAGAGGCGCTGAACATGTTCTCGCCGCTGTCTTGCAGGTAGCCGTCGATGATCTTCTGACGGTCCCGTTTTGTAAAAGCCATTCTCATTCTCCCTAATTTTGACCGCCCCGCCGCGCCCTACCCTGCCTTGACCAACCTGCCATGACCGCCTTGCCGGACCCGACCTAGCCCCAACAAGCCATGCCTCGCCTTGACCGTCCCAACAAGCCATGCCATGCCGCGCCCCGCCTTGACCGCCCAGCCGCGCCCCGCCTCACCCGTCCGTACCTTACCTTGACCGCCATGCCGGACCTTTCCGGACCTGAACTAGCCCCGCCAAGCCGTTCCACACCTTGACCGCCTATCCCTGCCTCACCACGCCAGACCCCGACATACCACGCCGTCCGCGCCCCGCCTCGACCGCCTTGACCGTGGGCAGCAGGTTTCCCCACTGCCCGGTTGCTTTAAGCTGCGCGACGCTGACGCTCGTCCATCAGCATGTCCATCAGTTCGAAGGTTTCATCATCCGCGTACTCTGGATGGGACAGGGCAGCCTCCTGAACGGCGCGACCCTCCTGCTTGACCTCCGCGATATAGTCCGCCCACTCGCCGCCATCAGGACCAGCCACGGCGAAGCATCCATAGCTGCCACGGCCCTTCTCTTGGCGGAAGTCGCCGATGCCGACGATCACTCCAGCGTTGGACAGGAGCGACACGATGGAGTGCGTCGACAGCGTGGGCGTGACGAAAGCGATATCGACTTCGGCCACCCAACGGGGCAGGAATGCACGGGTCCGGATGTCGGGCGTCTTGTTCATGTCGGCGCTGCGGACAACGTCCATCTTCAGGTACGGCTTGCCCCACATGCGGATGCGCTGCTCAGGCAGGAAGATCAGGCGCTGAACGCTGCTTTTGGTGACGCCTGCGGTCTCAAGCGCAGCAGTAGCCATCGCGCCCTTCACGCCGGGTGCCGGGAATGCCAGAGCCGTCTCGCCGGTCGCCATGCGGTACACGCTGTCGCGGTATTCTTCTTCGGGGTCGTGCTTGAGTTCTTTCCGTTCGGCAGCGGTCTTCTTGCCACCACCAACCAGCAGGGACCGCTTGGCTTTGGCGCTCATGGCGTTGAAGTAAAACCCCGTCGTGCCGATCAGGGTGAGGGTGACGCGCCCCTGCTTGAGGGCGTCGATGTGCAGCGTTCCCGCTTCTGCTTTCTTGGTAACCATAGTTCCAGTCTCCATGTCATGTGAGGCTGGCAAACTGGCGCTGCTGTGATAAACACAGCGCAAGACCATATGCCGCTAGCCCGGTTTTGGTTCAGACACGGCGGGCGGTCCTACCCGCTTCGCCGTGTCGGTCCTTTATTACATATACCACTTTTCCATGCAACCTATTTTTCCAGAAGAAGGTATGCACCGGCGAGATAATTGATAGCGCCAAGGATTTCCCGCTTGGCGGCCTCAGGCTCCATCCGCGACGCCTCCTGCGCCTTCTTCATGGCCTGTCCAAGGCAGAAACCCGGACCCACCATGCGCCCGATCTCCAGCATGGGCTGTTGATCGAACGGTTTACCATTGCCGTGCCGCTCAGCGCCCTTGCCCTGCAGCGCCTGATCCAATGCCAGATCGAGGACGCCTTGCAGGGTGAGTTGCTGGTTGTCGGCCACAGGCGTGAAGCACCGGAAGCCAAGGCATTTGTCCGAGTGTTCGTCGCCCATCTTGGCACTGCACACCGGGCATGCCGCCGAGATCATCCACTTAGCCATCTATCGCCTCCACCGGTCTGTCAGGCTGGCCCTGATACTTGCCATCGTACGATGCATGATCTGACGTCTTGTGGAAGACGACCTGAGCGATGCCAGCGCCCGCCGGAATTGTGAGTTCATGCCGCCCATGGTAGACCAGTTCCAGCGTCAGGAACCCGCTCCACCCGCTTTCGATCACGGTGTTGAACACGGACAGGCCGCGCCGTGCCCACGTGGACTTGTCGTGGACGACGCCCACCATGTCGACCGGCATCTGGAACTCCTCGATGGACGAAGCAAGAGCAAAACGGCCCAGCGCGAAGGAACCATCCACCCAGAGGCCAGCCTTCTGGACAGCGTTCTCAGGCCGGAAAATGATCTCCTGCTTGATGCGGATGTCATAGCCCGCCTCGGACATGCCCCAGCTGACGCCATGCTCACGTCGTTTGTCGGGCACCATGCCGATGATCGGGGCAGCCTCAAGCAGGGATCGACGGTTGATGATCATTTCCATTTCTCCAGTGCAGCCTTGGCGATCCGGACGCAGCGCTTTACCGTCGCGTTGGATCGAGGCGTGTCGCAGATCGAGATGTCGTACAGCGCCAAAACCAAGCCCTGATTGGACAGGCGCTCCGACGCAAGCAGCTGCCGGGATACTGCGAGGTGTGCGTTGAGACGCCTGACCTCTTTCCACGGGTTCCAGAACGACATCAGTTCAAACTCCTTTCGACTTCCCTGCGGTGCACCCAGTCCCCGTCGGCGGCGGACATCAGTGCCAAGGTGAGCATGTTGAGGAACCGCTGCGCGCCCTCTGGGTTGTCGAAATAGATCACGGTGCCTTTGTTGTCGGTGATCATCTTGACGACATCAGCCGTCTCTTCGTCGAGGGCGCTCTTGAGGTTGATGCCAGCCTCCGTCGAGATCGTGGACGAGTTGATGATTGCGACGAACGGCATCATGTGATGCGTGCCGGGCGGCTTGCCAATGCCCACGGCGATCAGGGCGTCGTTGTCCCCATAGGTGTAATAGCTCACTGGTTGGCCTCCGAGAACCGGCGCATGCCCTCCATTGCGGCCTCCCGCTCGGTCTTGGCCGTGACCGTGTACGTATCGGTGATGCCGCTGTGGTCCCACTCTCCGTGGACCGTCACAATGTACTCGATCTCCGTGTCGCTGTCCGTATCTGGCGAAACGTAGGCATTGCAAAGCACGCGCTTCATCTGGTTCTCCCTTTTGTACCTACAAGCAGGGTATTGGAAAACTGACAAGGTTTCAAGTGTTGTACAGCGGGGTCTCGTTGTTGTTGCCGTGGAACACCTGACCGTCCTCGATCTCCCGCATGCGCTCAGCTGCCCGCACCAGATGACCGGTGACCCGCAGATGGCTCAGGGCCATGCTCACGGTGTCGACCAGATCGTCGTGCGCCCCACGCGGGAAGCTTGCCGTCTGCCGGATCACCATCTCGGCCCAGTCCTTGGTTGGGGCGTACACCATGCCTTCGCTGAAGATGTGCTGCACGGCGTACAGGCGGGCTGTCTTGTCCAGCGTCTTGGGGTCGTACAGGATCACCACGATCCCATCGTTGGCGAACACCTTGCGAAGCTCCTGCGCCACGCTGTGACCGGCGGCCTTGTTCTCGATCAGCAGGACATCCACCTTCATTCGGCGGCACGTGCTGGCGGTCTTCTCCACAAGCTCAGCGAACTCCAGCCGCTCCTGCCACGCGTACATCATCATGGCCTTGGGCACCGGGCCTACGGCCTCTGAGCTATAGCTCCGGGTGATGTCGATCTGACGCCCGTACCTGTCCACCGACCGGGTGGTCTGGGCCTCGCCGTCGCCGCTGAACGTGCCCCAGACCGTCATGGCGCTCGGGTCGTTCTCGGCCTTCTTGGTGTAGGCGGTGTCCAGCGATGCTACCACGTACTCGATGTCCGGGTACTCTGACCGGTCCCAGACCTGCCACCAGCTGTCCTTGATGATCCCGCCGCCCCTTGGCTCCGGGGACTGCGCATACTGCCCAGCAGTCGCGTACGGCCCCATGGCGGCCTCGTCCCGGTCGACCACGTGCTGCGGGAAGCGATCAGGGAACAGAAGCTCGTCCCGATCTGTGCGAGGGTCTTCATAGCCCAGCAGGGTCGGAGAGGCCCGCAGCGGATCGTACCGCATTGGCAGCATGATGTGATCATACCCCATGTCGCTCTCGAGGATCACGCCGGACACGTCCCGCTCATGCAGGCGCTGCATCACCACCACGATGGCCGACCGGTCTGGGTTGTTCAGGCGGCTGGTCACGGCCTCCTTGAACAGGTTCGTGGCGGTCTCCCGCTTGGCGTCAGAGTTCGCGTCATCCACGCTGTGGGGGTCATCGATGATCACCCGGTCGCCCCGGTAGCCGGTGATGCCTTCGAACGCGCAGGCCTGCCTGAAGCCCGTGGCGGTGGTCTCAAACTTGGCCTTGGCGTCCTGATCGCTGGTCAGCACCACCCGGTCACCCCAGAGGCCCTGATACCACTCGGACTTGACCAGACGGCGCATGCGCAGGCTGTCGCGGATGGCGAGGTCTTGGCTGTGGCTGGCGCACACGTAGCGCATGTGAGGCATGTTGCGCGGCCCCCACTCCCATGCAGGCCAGAACACCCCGATCAGCAGCGACTTCATGGTCCCCGGCGGCACGTTGACCAGAAGGCGGTTGTAGAACGTGCCGTCCTCGTCGAACGTCACGCCGTCGGTGATCGCCTCCAGATGCGCGCAAATGAAGTCGATGTGCCAGCCATGGATGTACGGCTGGCCCGGCTCGATGATGTGCCACGCCTGCTGGACGAACGACGCCAGAGACATCTCGCAGCGCTTCTTGTTGATCACCGACAGTAGGGAAGACGGGTCTATCGAGACCGGAAGATCAATCTTCCCCATCTGCCTTCATGCTCTTCTCCAGCGCAGACGCCAGAACGTCCAGTTCTTCAAGGCTCAGGCTGGACACGTCCAGCTGTTTCGTCATCTGGATCGGCGGCAGGTCAACTGCACCACCAATAGCCAGCTTGGGGCCGTACACTTTAGGCCGCAGCTTCTCAGCATACCACCGGCGCTGCTCCAGCCGCATCTTGGTCCGCTGGAAGTTCTCGGGCTTCAGATCAAAGCCGATGACCTCGCCATCCTCGTTCTTCTTGGTCATGTAATCGTTGGTACTATCGTCGGCGATGTCGATCAGTTCGTCTGCCCAAACCTCAGCCTGCAGCTGCCGCGCGCGTGCATACTTGCTGTCGAATTCTGGCATGTTCATCAACCACCGCATCACTGACGACATCGACGGCATGCCTTCGGTCTTCAGGATCGTGCGCAGGCTCTCTCCCATGCACAGGCGTTCGCAGATCGTATCCGCTATCTCTTCTGTGTAGCTCGATGGACGTCCTGCGGGCATGTCTAATCCTCAAATAAAGTTCATGCCCGCAACATAGCGCCATCAGTGCGGAATGTCACCATCGCGATGCCAGACACCCCAAACCAGCGGGGCAGGCGGTGGCGGTGGTGGCTTTGACATCCCCATTTCCCGCAGGAACTTTTCCAGATCGGTCATCGCATCATCCTTTCGATCTCAGCGTCTTCGCGCGCCAGCTTCCACCGGTCCACAGCATCTCCCTTCATTTTCGGTGGGGAGCCTGTCTTGACATCTCTGGTCTTCCCAAACCGCGTGGCAATCATATGGATGTCCCTCTGCCCAGCGTAGCCACCCCAACTGAACAGCTTGTCGCTCCCGTTGTAATCGTCCCGCATCACACCTCCTCCCCGATCAGCTGCTCGTTGCAGTCACCGCAGATGATGTTCGCACCCTGCTTGGCCCATGCCTTGAAGTCGCATGCGGGACAGGTGTGCTTCACCTTCGACGGGTCTTTCTTCTTCGCCACGGTCTCGCGTGCCTTGGTGAAGTACGGAAGGTCAAACCCGGTCGCCTTCAGATCAGCGCAGGCGATCTCAAAGGAACCGTCAGGCTCGACGTAATGGGTCATCTGGCGACCGGTCTGCTTGCCACCCGGTTCGCCCGTGTTGGACGGGATCAGGCCGACGGCCAGCATCAGCTGGACCCACGCGCGGTTGTGGTGGCCTTTCTTGCCGGGCTTGCCGAACTCTTGCTGCTCCAGATGGGTCATCTCATGCACCAGCGTCGACAGCACGGCTTCCAGCGTGCGATCCATGGTCGCGGGGTTCAGGGCAATTTCATGCGTCACGTCGCCATCCTCGCGGTGCGCAAACTGTTCGGCCCAGAAGTAACCGTAGGCCTTGCGCGACGCCCGCAGGGTGAACAGCACCGGCGGAAGGCGATCTTCGAACAGGGCCTTGTTGAAGTGATTGAACGCGCGGTCCAGCGCATCGTAGGTCTCGGCGGTCGGTGTCTGCCAGTTGGTCATAATGATCATGCTCCCTTGGTGAATTCACGGTGGCGGCGGATGGCCCATTTCTGGACATCATCCTCGTCGCACAGGACATAGGCGACGGTCTTGAGGACGTTGGCGAAGCGCGTCTGGTTGTCGCCGACGTAGATCAAGTGCGGCAGGTCGGGCCGGTAGTTGGTCTTGTCCTGACGGACGCGATACTCAAACGTGTGGCCGAACTCGGCCTCCACGAAG